GGATTACCGATCCAGTAAGGGTATTATATAGCAAACCCTCTGACCCTGACGGCTTATTTAAATGACCCTTAGCCACGCCCACGCACGCACGCCGCGTAACGCGCCCGCAGACGAATAACTGGTATCAATAGGGCCGAAGCCCTATTGGTTGGATACCTAAAGATTAGATGACCCAAGCGTCATCACGGCTGTCTCCAGTCTCACGACCTTTGCTGACAAATGTGAAGCGCTTTGGTGGGTTGATGTAACCGATTACCTTAGAGCCGATCCAGTATGGACGCTTGAAGGACATAAAGAAATAACCGATACGGATTTCATTGCCGATTCTGATATGCATTGTGTAGAACATTTGTTTTCTCCAGTTGGGTTATAGATGGGCGGTACTGTCACTACCGCCCTAGTCAATCAATCACATTGGATTTCGTATTTGACAACAGTTTGTGTCTCAGAACCAACTGCAACTTTACGACATGTTGGGCTATCGTCTTTCACATAAGCGCAGAGCATTGTCTCAAACTTTGGCATCTCATATGTGAAGTCTCTATTTATTACACTTGCAAATTCTCTAGTGCTTTTAACTGTACCGAACGCCTCAAGTATTTGAATAATCTGCACGATAGAGCCTGTCTTGAAAGACTCCAAGTTGCGTGCATGGATAAGAAACAAGGGCTTGCCGTATCCCATGACAATATGCATGCTGTCAGATTCTTTCAACAGTGGACGAACTACATTGATCAACAAAGTGATGTCAGCTTTGGCGTTTGCCAACTGTACTTTGTTGGAACAGGCTCGTTTCATTGTGTCGGTAATATCACGGGTTGCATTCTTGAATACCAGGGAAGCTTTAGTCTTTAACATAATGTCTCTCCATTAAGACTGGGTTTGTCCACATCACTCCATGTGATGCGGTAAGGGTATTATATCCCATACTGGGGTTCAATTCTCCCAGAGCCGCCCCAGAGCGACCCCACCCCCCGGATTTCTAAATGGGTCCCCCTCCGCCCCCATACCCCAAGATATGCACAAATACCCAATCACTTTTCAAATTCTTTACCCCCCACCCCCCTAACTTTTCCAGACAGGTTTATTATTACTTGACTTAGGGAAAACCCTCCCCCATAGGATTCCTACCACCCTTTGCAAATCTGTGGTATATTTATTTCCGTTGGTTAAGCGCATAGGGTTTGGAGACACTTCCAAGCACCGCGTAGGGTTGGGAGTTCCTAGCCGCCAACGCTTTTTAACGGAGTGCCACTTTCCTCCTATGCAAGACTTTGTACCTGACATTAATGCCAACGTGCCGCTACCCGCTTCAGCGACAGAAGCGATGCCCGAGCTTTCTGTTAAAGAAGAGCTTGAAATGCGAGCCAGAACTGTCAAGATGTTGGCTGATCTACAAGGTAAACCCATAGAAGTCAGTGAAGAGCACCGCGGCCAAGCGATGCAAGTGGTTGAGCAAGTCGCCATGAACAAGGCCGACCCCAATTTAGCCCAATATCCCAACGAAACCATTGCCTATCTAGCGGGTATGGTTGCCCAGTACGACTACATGGTCGTGCGTGAGCTGGTGGATTTGAAGAAATACGTTGTAAATAAACTACTGCTTGAGACAGATAGTCAAGACCCCAAGGTCAGACTCGGTGCGATCAAGGCTTTAGGTGAAGTTGACGGTGTAGATGCGTTTAAGAAACGCTCAGAAGTCACAATCAAGCGCCAATCTATTGAAGAAGTCGAGCAAGAGCTGCTCGAGACGCTTGCCAGACTGGAAAAACGCACAATTGATGTCCATGCCAAGGTAGTTCGCAGTGAAGATAACGCCTGAACAGATCCAATTCATCCGTGACAACCTCCAGTACATGGATGAGGACGAAAAACGTCGCAATTTAGCCCTTATTAAAGAGTACGACAACAATTCTGTGCAAATTGTGGGCAAAGACTCACTTTTAGAGTTCGCAAATCACGTATATCCGGGCTATATCGTGGGTCCCCACCACCGAAGGCTTGCAAAAATCTTCGAAGACATCGCAAACGGCAAGAAAAAGCGCGTTATTGTCAATATTGCCCCTCGTCACGGCAAATCTGAGCTGATTTCTTACCTTGCACCGGCATGGTTTTTGGGTAAATTTCCTCATAAAAAGGTCATTATGGCCTCCCACACAGCGGATTTAGCGACCAATTTTGGTCGTCGAGTACGTAATTTGGTGGGTCTAGATGCCTATAAAGACATCTTCCCGCAGGTGGAACTGCAGGCTGACAGCAAGTCTGCATCACGTTGGGGGACTAACTTCAACGGAGAGTACTTTGCTATTGGTGTCGGAGGCGCTCTTGCTGGTCGTGGCGCTGATCTATTTATTATTGACGACCCTCACTCGGAGCAAGAGGCTAAGACTGGGCGACCGGACGTTTTCATTCCTGCTTGGGAGTGGTTTCAGTCTGGCCCTCTCCAGCGTCTTATGCCGGGTGGCGCTATCATTATCGTGATGACAAGGTGGTCTAAACTTTACTTAACTGGGCAGATTATCTCCCAGATGGGCCGAGAAGAGGGGGTTGATCCTTGGGAAGTTGTAGAGTTTCCTGCGATCCTTGACGACAAACCGCTGTGGGGAGCGTTCTGGTCCATCGAAGAACTACTGTCTAAAAAAGCAGGTATGGACCCCCGGTACTGGCAGGCCCAGTACATGCAGAACCCCGTCTCTGAAGAAGGCGCTCTTATTAAGAGGGAATGGTGGCAGATCTGGGATAAGGACGACCCTCCCATGTGCGAGTTCACTATTATGAGTCTTGATGCTGCGCAGGAATCTAACAACCGCGCTGACTATAACGCCCTAACTACTTGGGGTGTGTTCTATAACGAGGACACTAAAAACTACGCCATCATCCTACTTAATTCAATTAAGAGGCGGCTTGAGTATCCAGAACTTAAGGCTCTTATATTAGAAGAGTACAAGGAATGGGAGCCTGATGCGTTCATTGTGGAGAAGAAGTCTAACGGCTCGCCTCTTTATCAAGAGTTCAGGCGCATGGGCATACCTGTTGGAGAGTTTACTCCGGGTAAAGGACAAGATAAGATTGCACGCGTGAATGCAGTGTCTGCACTGTTCCAAGGTGGAGTAGTGTTCGCACCTGATCGCAGGTGGGCAAGAGAAGTTATTGAGGAGTGCAACGACTTCCCGTCGGGCACAAACGATGACTTGGTTGACTCAACAACACTAGCACTCATGCGGTTTAGACAAGGCGGGTTTATTAAGCTTGCAACGGACGAGCAAGACCCACTACCACTTTTTAGAAGCAAGCGTGGCCAAGGCTACTACACGGTTTAAGGATAAATTATGTTAGACAAAGCACTGTATCAAGCTCCTATGGGAATTGACACTATGGAGGCTGAGCCACTCGAGATTGAGATCGAGGACCCAGAGAGTGTGAAGATTGGTATGGGGGACATAGAGATTGATCTTGTTCCTCAGAAACAAAGCAGTGAAGGGTTTGACGATAACCTCGCTGAGTTCATGAGTGACTCTGAGTTAGCTACTTTAGGCTCTGAGTTAGTTGCTGACTTTGACAAAGATATCGGTGACCGCAAGGACTGGATACAGACGTACGTTGATGGTCTGAAACTTTTAGGCTTGAAGTACGAAGAGAGAACTGAGCCTTGGGCTGGTGCTTGCGGTGTGTTTCACCCCATGCTGACTGAGTCTGTTGTTCGCTTTCAGAGCGAAGGCATTATGGAGACATTCCCTGCCGCAGGTCCTGTGAAGACACAGATCATTGGTAAGGAGACACCCGAGAAAGAAGAAGCCTCCACGCGCGTGCGCGAGGACATGAACTACCAGCTCACTGATGTGATGCAGGAGTATCGCCTTGAGCATGAGAAGATGTTGTGGTCACTACCACTTGCAGGCTCTGCGTTCAAGAAAGTGTACTACGACCCAAGTCGTGGTCGTCAAGTTGCTGTGTTTATTCCAGCAGAGGACATCGTCGTGCCGTACGGCGCTGCGGACTTGTCGACAGCTCCACGCGTAACTCATGTGATGCGTAGGACAGAAAACGAGTTGACTAAACTGATGGCAGCTGGATTCTACAGTGATGTGGACTTGGGTGATCCGGTCCACCAGCTCGATGATATTGAGAAGCAGAAAGCACAAGAGCAGGGCTTTACTGCGATACAAGACGACCGCTATCGCATACTTGAGATGCAGGTTGATCTTGACTTGCCCGGTTATGAAGATGTGGATAAAGATGGCAACCCCACAGGTATTGCGTTGCCATACATCGTGACAATCGAGAAGGGTACGTCTACTATTCTTGCTATCCGTCGTAATTGGTACGAGGATGATCCGCTTCACTTAAAACGTGAGCACTTGGTTCACTATCAATACATTCCGGGGTTTGGCTTTTATGGCTATGGTCTTATTCACCTTATCGGCGGATATGCGAAGAGCGCGACCATGCTCATCAGGCAACTCGTTGATGCAGGTACGCTCTCTAATTTACCGGGCGGACTCAAGTCACGCGGCCTCAGAGTCAAGGGTGACGATACCCCCAGTTCACCGGGAGAGTTTCGTGATGTCGACGTACCAAGCGGTTCGATCCGAGACAATATCTTGCCTTTGCCTTAC